AGTTATTGCATCTAATCCAACATTGATACTCATTCCAGTAACAATTCCTGAGCCTGTAAAAATTTCATCTCCTGAGCCATTGCCTTCTGGACCTAATATAAAAGCTATTGTAGTTCCAGCAGTTAATGTTTGTTGTGGAGAATCTGTTTCATCATAACTCATTTCTAAACTTCCTGAAAATGATGTTCTACCAGCTACAAAAGATTTAGTTGCATCTGAAAGTTGAGTGTCCTCAACAACATCAGAAGTAGTTTCAAGTGAATAGCCTGTCAACTCGCCAATTCCTGTTCCGCCAGCGGTTACGACTCCTTCTTTTCCAAAGTGTGTTGCCATTTTTTATTTTCCTTTTTACTTATTTGTTTTTCTTGTTTTTCTTGCTTCCAACCTAAATCTAAAAAATTATCGAGTTGAGTTTCGTTAACAATAACTTCATTCCCATCTTTATATAATTTAATGTCTTTAGCCATAATGTCTTTTACTATTTATCTTCATCTTCGTCAAGTTCTTCATCTTCTTCCCACTCATTTTCTTCATCTTCAATATCAACAGTGTTACCATCGTCTATTTCTCTATGAGTGTCAATAAGTTCTTTAATATCTGCTACTAATTCTTCAATTTTATCTAATTTTTTTTCTGCTTTGTCTAATGTTTTATCATTCATATTTTATCCTATGGAGTTGCACTATCATGTTCATAAATTACTCTAACAACCATACTGATAGCACCATATGGAAAGAGTGTACCAGCATCAGTTTCTAATGAAATAACTTCTGTATCTAATGCCTTACTGTTTCGTGTTATATCAGTTTCAAGTTCTGTTTCAATAGCACTTGCTAAAGTATTTCTAGCAGTATCTATATTACTTTCAGTTCCTTTTGTATAGCCTGTTATTAAAAATTCTAAATTACCTATTCTTGATTTAGCACCACTTCCTAATTCTTGATCTTCTTTTTCTTCTGACTGTGTTTGTACTAATACTGCTGGATATTGTGCTTGTGATAATTCTTCTAAATTAAAAGGTTGTCTTGTTACCTTTTTAATTGATGGACTTGATATTCCAGAAATTGTGGAAACTATATGACTTGCAATATCTTCTCTTTTACTCATATCTTTAATCTTTTAATTTCTTTTTTTATAAATTGTTCAAACGATCTTCTTATAACCTTTTCTGTCTGTAAATTGTATCCAAAAAATTTTCTTTCTGGTAATTTTCCCATGCCTTGTTGATGCCATAATGCTTTTTTTGCTTGTGCCTGACTTCTAAAGTATATTTGAACTTGATTTTTATTTCTTATTTTAGAGTCAATAGATTGTAACATTCTATTAGTATCTTGAAGATTTACTACTGACTTACCTTTTTCTTCTGCATAACTAGGACTGTATGCAGTAAATTTTCTTTTGTTTAGATCTATACCTTTGTCAGTTCTTGTATCAATTATTGTTTTTAATTGAACACCAGCTTGTTCTAAACCTTTTGTAACTATATTGGGAAATCTTTTAAAGAATCTATTAAATCTTTTTCTAACTAAAGGTAGATTAGATGTAACTTTTGCATTTAACATTATCTAGTTAATCTTCTTGAGCCATGTAAAGATTCTCTTTCATTTACAGAAATTGTAGCATTTGCATCTGAGTCATACTCTACACCATCTTCTAAAATTGATTGAAACTCGCTATTAAACTCACCTCTATAAAACTGTATCATTCTTTCAAATCTATCTTTATCTGCTTCTGGTCTAAACTTTGTTATAGTTGGTAAAAAAAATTTATATAAAAACAAAAATGCTCCAGCCCTTTTAAACTGATCCAAGTTAACTTTTGTGTCAACCATTTCTGCAGTATTTAAAACTGTTATATCTGTATATACATTTGTTTTATAAACTGGCCACCAACGAATACGTAAATCTCTTAAAATGTCGTTAGTTGTTTGTGTAATAAAAAATGTAACTTCTGATGATGTAGATGAAAAGCCAAACTCATAAATATCTGCTTGATAATTTGATACATCACCAGCATTAATAACATTAGCACCTGTATAGTTAGCCATATTAACCTACCAAACTAATAATAACTACAATAGCAATAATAACACCAGCAGTTACTTTTGGATTATCTTTTGCCATTTTCAAATATTTCTTAAAATCTTTCATTTCTTTTTCCTTGTTTTGTTTTTGGGTTTTAGTTTAACAATATTTTCAGCTTTTTCTATTATTTTTTTTGGTTTATCAGTTAAAGGTTTAAAACCTCTTTTTGTAAAATGATTTATATTACCTTCGTATTGTTCTGTTGTTCTAGTAATGGTTTTTTTTCCATTTGTTAATTTTATATCCATAATATCTCCTCTTATATCCTATGGCGAGTTTCCCCGCCATAGAAAAGTAGTTATTAGTTGATTACTGATTCTCCAAGTATTTCTACACCATAAGAGTCATGTAATTCACCAACACCATAAACTGCTGTTGCTACAATTTCATCTGCTCTTAAAGACGCATCTCTTTGAGTTTCAATTTTCAAGTCTTGCATCATAGCTAGACCTAAAGCATCTTTGTGGAATATACCACCTTTACAGTTGTCTGTGTCAGTAGTTCCATCAACATTTGAAGATTCAAACATTTGAACTCCAGCGATGTTACCAACATATCCTGTTCTTAATGCTTCGTTAGTTAAGTCATTAGGGTTAGGATTAACAAAAGTATTAGTTAAGTTTTTCTTCACATTGTACGCAACTTTTGGATTCAGTACACCAGCCAAAGGCATTGGTACTGCCGCTTGTCTTAAAGTTGCTACTGCTTCAAAGATTTTAGCCACAGTTATTTCTGTTCCAGCACCACCGACAGATGTTGAAAATCCATCAAATAATGCAGTTAGGTCTGTGTCTATTTTTTTTGCAATCGCATCTCCAAATAATTTACCAATATCTGCCGCAACATTTCTTGGTGCAGAGTTTCTTGCTAAATCTGTAAGAGTAGTCATTATTCCATTTTCTGATGCTGTAATAGTTACAGAAGATGGGTTGATTGCTGTGTTAGATAAATCAGATGCTTCTGATACTGCCGCCGCAGAAACTGCAGAGTAGATCGGAACTTCAACTGACTTTCCACCACCACTTATAGCATAGTTCTTTACAAGTGGTCTCATTACTGATCTTTCACTTGCTACGAATAATGCTTCTGCAACAATCTCAGTATATAATTCCGAGAGTGTTGACGATGTTGTTTCGTTTGCCATTTTAATTGTCCTATATTATTTATTTGTTTAAGTTAATTTGAGTAGGTTTTGAATCTCGCTGATTGCGATACTCTGCATATTTAGCACGATCTTCTGGCTTACTCATATCTAAATCCTGAATATTAAAAGGTTTTACAGTTTTCCCCTCAATGCTACTCTGACTCCCTGTACCAGACTTTGACCCTTGCGAGAAATGTGGGTTAGCATCTAAAAACTCTTTTACTCTTTGTTCAATCGTAAGTAGTTCTCCTTTATCGTTATATCTAATATTAGAATTATTATCAAGTATTTCTATACGATTATCGTCATTAAGTTTTATATCTGCTTTTAATAGATCAACAACTTGTTGAGGATTAATAGCATTCATTTTAGAAGCAACAGATAAGACTGAATTATCAATTCTTTCTTTCTTAATTTCAGTTTTATATTTAAGAATTTCAGTATTCTTTTCTGATATTCTCTCTTGCATTAGCTTTTCAAGTTCAGATTTAGATTTAGCTTCCTTAATTTCTTTTTCTTTAAGTGCTTCCTCATCTATCTTCTTGATTTCTTCTAATTGTTTATCGTGTTTTCTTTTTTCAGCTTCTAATCTTTGTTTAATTATATTATCTAGCTGTTCTTGTGTAAAAGAATTTGCTTTTGGTTGTTCTTTTACTTCTTCTTTGACTTCTGTTGTAGCTTGAACATTTTGTTCTGCTGGTTCAACAGTTTTATTTTCTTCAGACATGTTTTCTCCTTTACATTATAAGTTTTCCGTTATTGTCATACCAATCAGGATTGACATAACTCCATTGATGACGACAATTATAACCACCACGAACTATTAAAGGGTTTCCAGACTTCTTGCCTTTCCAACCTCTACTACTCCATAGTCGTTTGACTTCATCAATTGTGAATAGTCCATTCTTTCGTATATCATAACTACCACCTCTTACAAGCCTACAAAAATCTCTAGTAGTAGCTATATTAGACCCTTGATATTTGATATATGTTAACCCAGCATCTTTGGACTTTGCAAGGTTAAGTTGTGCGTCAAATTCTCTTAATGAATCATTTAATATCTGCCCAGCATATCGTTTCATATTTTCCCCAGCACGATCACTAGCAAATTTAGATTGTAATACTTGAATATTGTTGTCTAATTTTTGCCTTAATTTCTTTCCAGAAATAGAGTTTCTTCTAACCTTTTTAAGTTTAACTTCATCTTTTTTAATACTATTTACTAACTTATTAACTTGCTTATCGTCTGCTCTAGCATAAATACCATTAATAGTTTGTCTTAAATCCTTTTCTAATTCTACAAATTCTACACTCGTTAATGTAGCTTGATATATTTTTTCAGTTAATCTTCTAGTCATAGTATTAGATACATCTTTAAATTGAGTAAATGATTGTCTTTTTAAATTAGTTATTAATGTTAAATCAGCATTAGTTAATTGTTGAAATCTTTTTTGTACCTTTATTCCTTTAAATGCTTTTTCAATTCTTTTGGCTTGTTTATTAAATCCCTCTCTTACAACTGTATCACTCCAAGCTAAATATTCCTTTTCTAAAATACTTCTAATCTTTGGTTGCATTGATACTGCTATTTTTAAATCAAATAATCTACCCAAATCATCTGTGGGTAATGTTCTACCAGCAAGACTTGTTATTTGCTTTTCAATGTTATCTAAAGTTTTAATTAAGGATTCGTAATATTTGGCTTCGGCTAATTCAATAGACCTAATTCTATATTCTGAAAAATCTTGAATAATATCTGACATTCATTAAACTTCTTCTTCCTCTACCTCTTGATCTTCTTGTTGAGGTTCTTCTTGGGTAAATTGTCCAACTTCTTTATTGGCATCTATCTCATCAAATATATCTCCTAGCTTTTCATCATCATCAATTACTGCTCTAGCTATTTCTTTATCTATTTCTTTATTTAAAGTTATTGATGGTACATTAACTGCTTTAGCTTGTTGATAGAATACTAAATCACTAGCATAGTCTCTTATGTTAAATGAATCAGGGTAATTAATTTCTCCATCAAAGTTTGCATTT